TCAGACGGAAATCTGAACCTGGTTGGGGGTCACGATGCCCCGCCATCTCGACTTCACGTAGGTCTCGGTGGTGGTGATGGACTCGTGGCCGCACAGCACCTGGATCTGCTCCAGCGGCACGCCGGCGAGCCACATGTCGGTCGCCCCCTTGCCCTTCATGTCGTAGAAGCCCCAGGGCGCCATCTCGGCCAGCGGCCCGCGCTTGATGGCGTGCAGGTCGCGCACGACGTCCTCGCCGCGCTTGAGCATGCTGCACAGGCCGTCGTACGTGTAGCGGCCGCCGTCTCGGCGGTGGATCAGCGTCATGCCAGTGACCGTGCGGCGCCCGGACTTGCGCGGGGTCGATTCGAACTTCAGCCGCTCCAACACCGCGGCGATCTCGGCCGTCACCTCGATGTCTACCACGCGCCCGGTCTTGCCCTGGTCGTTGCGGATGACCTTCACCACCCGGCCGCTGGCGTCGCGCCGCTCGACGATGTCGCGCAGGGTCCAGGTGATGATGTCCTCGGGCCGCTGCAGGGTACGGTACACCAGGTGGGCCAGGCCCCAGACCTGCACCGGCACCTTCCCCAGCGTCTCGGCCATCTCGTCGTTCTCAACGTACCTGTCGCGCTTCGTTTCCTTGTTGCGCTTCACGCCGATGCAGGGGTTCGACTTGATGCCGGCGTGGCCCTTGCGGATCAGCCACGTGAACATGGCCGACAGCGCCGACTTCTCGCGGTTCGCGCGCACGGCGCGGTCCAGCTCGACGCCCTTGTCGAGGTAGTCGCCCACGTGGTGCGGCTCGATGCCGAGTGGGTAGAAGTCGGCGAACCAGACCTTCAGCTTGTCGGCCGCGTCGGTGTAGTCGTCGAGGGTGCGCTGCGCCAGGCTCTTGTCGGCCACGCGCTGCTTGCAGTGGGCGAGAAACTCGCCGAGCCAGTATGGGACCTTGCCGAAGCCGTCGGCCAGGTTATTCCGGATCTCCGAGGCGCGACGCTTCGCTTCCTCGACGTCGGTGCCGATGCGCTCCCATTTCCCGCCGGGGTGGTGGTAGTAGAACGCGCCGTGCTTCGCATATACCCGAGGCGGCAGGTTAAGCGGATTGCTTTTTCTGGGTCGCCCCATTTTTCTTGCCCCCCTGGATCAGCGTCATGAAACCCTCGACGTTCGGCCTGGCCGCGGGCACTTCCGCTTTTTCGACCGGAGTCGAGGGCGCCGACGGCGGCAGGCCAGACAGCGCGGCCTCGGCGTGGGAGCGTACAACGACCGCCCGGCCGTTCGGCTTCGTGGCCACGGCCAGCTTCAGGACGTCGCGCAGGTAGCGCACCTGGGCGGCCGGCTGGCGCAGCGGCGCGCACAGGGCGTCGATCTCGGCGTCGGTGAGGAAGAGGTCGCTCACGCGTCACATCCCTTCCCGACGGCGCCCGGGTCATCCTGGGCCGTGAACTTCTCCCAGTGCACCCACCCCTTCGGGCAGTGGAAGCCCCAGGAGCGGTACCTCGGGCCGGTGACGAACAGCGTCCAGCACGGGCCGTCGTGCAGCTCGATGCGGTGGGCGAACGTGCCGGACAGGCGCAGGTGGGCGGAGCCGGCCTCGTACACCTCGGCGCAGTGGACGCCCCCTGCCTCAATGGTGTGCTCGGTGTAGGCGCCGCGCAGGATGATGGAGCAGTTCGCCCACGGGTGATCGTGCAGCGCCCGGTCGTCGTCGCTGCGCAGGAACTCGTGCAGGTAGACGTTCAGGAAGCGGTTGCGGGGGATCACCCACCAGCGGCGCAGGTAGGTGCGGTCGGCACCGCCGATGATGAAGTCGGGGGCGCGCCGGGTGACGCGGGCGATGAGGCGCTCGGCGAGGCTCATGCGCCACCCCGCGGCGCTTCGTTCAGGCCCAGGTCTTCGTTCACCTCCGCCAGGCGGTCGAGGGCGCCTTCGGCGCGGGTGCGGTCGATGATGGCGTGCGCGAAGTCGAGCAGCTCGGCGGTGCGGTAGGTCGAGCCCGTGTGGAACACCTTGCCGGTCTGCATGCCGATGGGCCGCATCGACTTGCCGAGGCCGTGCTTCTCGGCGAGGTCGCACACCTCGTCATCCGTCAGCGGCGCCGCCTCCCCCTGCGCCCCTTCGGTCGCTTCCGGCGCGACAGGACGCAGGCGCGTGGTGAGGAAGTCGCGGAGCTTCGCTGTTGCCTGCTTCCAGCGCGCGGCCTCCCGCACCGCGTCGGCCTCTCGCTCGGCATCCTGTGCGGCGTGTGCTGATGCCATGCTGATCGACACCTCACGAACGAGGGACATCGCCTCTTCCAGCGCCTCCCCGTCCTGCGTGCCGGGAGCTTCCGGCGCGGCGGCGAGCATGGCGCGGAAGACCGCGGCGCGGTCCGCGCCCCACTGATCCGGCATGTACGACAGGTCGAGCTTGTGCGTGGCCTGCACCATCGCGTCGGTTGGCTCCACTGGCACGAGTTTCCACGCCCCCGGCTCGCTCGCCTGCGATGGGGCTGCGCCTCGGGGGCGGCCTTGCGTGTCGAAGTTCGCCACGCGGCCGGTTGCCATGAGGGCAGCCTTGAAGGCGTCGTTTCGGTCGCCCGCCACCGCAGCCGGCGCATGGGCTGCGGCCAGGGCTTCGCGTGCGCACTGAGACTGCCACGCGGAATCGTTGGACCACTCGATCATGCGCAGCGCATTGACCAGCGCCGCCCGGTCGGCAGGCGCAGGGGATGCCGGCGCGCCCATCACCGCGCGGAGGCACGCCATCTCGTCGACCGGCTCCCACTTCCACGAGCCGACGGCGCGGATCAGTCCGCGTTTCTCCAGGCGCGGCCAGGGCACACCGCCGTCGTGCTTGCCGCCCGGGTTCTTGACGACGTTCAGCAGGAACCGGCGTTCGTCGTCGTTGAGGTCCGAGGGTGCGGTCGCCGCGATGTTGCCCAGGTGCACCGTGAGCGTCTGGCGGTCGGCCGAGAGCGACACGAGCGGGGCGAACTCAGCGATGGAGTGGAACTGGATCAGAGTTCCGTCTGCGTTCTGGCCGCCGGCCACGCTCTTGACGGCCGTTCCGTCGTCGGGCAGGCGGGACCAGCCGTGGCCGAGGGGCACTTCCGCGAGGGCGGCGTCGACGCGCCGCAGCAGTTCCGCCGGCACGTTCACCGTCAGCAGATTGCTGGGGCGACCGGTGCGTGCCGCGTTCGGGTCGTGGCGCTTGAGGGCGGCGAACTCGGCCAGGAGGGTGGCCGTGCTCATTGCGGATCACCCTCGCGCCCACCCTCCGCCAGCGGCGCGATGTCGCGGTCCGCGCCGGCGCCGCAGCCGCTGGTGTCGGCCTGCACGGCCTTGAACCAGTTGCCGAGCACGGCGGCGCTGCTGACGCAGTGGTGCAGGGCCTTCGGCTTGTCGCCGGTGATCGCGGCGCGTAGCGCCTTGCCCGCGAGGTAGCCGACGAGCCAGAACCAGTTCGAGGCCGACTTGTCGCGGTCGTGGGCCTCGCCCCAGCGCTCCACCTGGTGGGCCATCTCCGCGCGCACGGCGCCGAGGAACTCGTCGGTCTGCGGGTTGTTGATGAGGGCGTCGAGGCGCTGGGCCTCGGCCGCCGCGGCGCGGAGTTGCTGCAGTTCCTCGGCACTGATCAGGTGGGTGTTCATGGGGTCTCGCTCGTGGGTGTGGTGGGGGAGAGGGCAGCGATCTCGGCGCGCTCGCGCTCGATCTCGCGCCGGATGCTGCTGATGCGCAGGAGCAGCTCGTCGTGGGCCTGTTGGCCCATGGCCTTGAGCTCCGGCGGTCGGCCGTCGAGCTCCAGCTCGCAGGCGTACTCGGCGCACACCCAGTCGGGCGCGTCGCGGAAGATGAACCAGCGGCCGCGGAGGAACCTCCAGCTGAGCAGTAGCGCCCAGTACCAGCGGGAGAAGTAGCGCGCCATGGTCAGGCCTCCTCGTCGACCTGGTCGACCACGTCGCGCACCGCCTCGAAGGGGATGCACAGCGCGGCGGCCGTGGCGTGCATGGCGGCCTCGCGGTCGGGGTGGAGGGACAGCGCGCGCTCGAAGGCGGCGCGGACGGAGGTGTGGGTCACGATGGTCACGGGATGGCCTTTCGGTAGGCGTCGTTGATCTCGGCCATGCGGGTGGAATCGCCACCGCGGTCCGGGTGATGCTGCGAGGCGAGCGCGCGGAAGGCGGCTTTGATCTCGCTCGGCGAGGCGGACGGTTGCACGCCGAGCACCTCCCACCACTCGCGGGCCGCGCCGGGCGCCGGCAGCGCGGTGAAGCCGGTGAACGCGCGGTCGAGGATCGCGGCGCCACCGTGGCGCTCGATCGCGTGCATGGCGTCCAGGGTGGCGGCCACCGCGGCCAGGTTGTCGGCCACGCGCCGGTACCGGTCGATCGCCATCACCTTGCGGGCGCCTTTGCGGGTCTGCCAGTACACGGCGACGCCCGGGTCGTTCGGTGCGCGCTGGTCGGAGCGCGGCAGGCCGTCCATGCGCAGCACGAGGTTCGTGCTGATCACGACGTCGTCGCGGCCCAGGCCCATGCGCTGAAGTTCGGCCAGCACGCGGGCCACGCCTTCGGCGACGGTCAGCTCCTCGGTCCGGGTCCAGCTGCTGCCCGCGCGCTGCACCTTCTTCCCGAACTTCGCGTCCTCGTGCACCGAGGTGCGCTTCCAGCCGGTGGGCCAGCTGAGCGGGTAGGCGTTGATGGTCATGCCGGGGTGCCCTCCGTGTTCTTGCCCGCCACCGAGGCGCGCAGCATCGCGGTCCAGGCGTCGTGCACCGGGCCCTCGAGGTCATCGCACACCGACTGCTCGTGCGCCAACGTGCCGGCCTCGAGCATCGCGTCGGTCGGCTCGATCGGCACGAGGATGGAGAGCTGCTGGTCGACCAGGGGCTCGCGCGTGCTGTACCCCACGAGCCGGCCGGTGTTCTTCTCGACCTGCACCGCCCGGTCGTCGTACAGCTCGTGCATCGCGAAATCCTTGACGCACGTGATCGTCAGCACCTGGCCGATGTGCTCCTGGCACCACGAGCGGATGGCCAGCGCGGCGGCGATCGCCTGCACCCCGCGGTCGGTAGGTGCGAGGTCCGCGTCGAGGAACAGCTCGGGAGTGATCGGCTCGATCAGCGGCCAGATGCGGGCGGTGAAGATGCGCACCTCGCGGCCTTCGGCCAGCCAGCGCTTCACGCGCTCGACCATCGGGGCGATGGGCCGGCCCACGTGCGTGGGCGACACCCAGCAGGTGTATTCGGCCAGCGTCCCGTCGAAGTCGACCCCGGTCCAGCCCCGGCGGTTGTTGTCATGTTCGTGCGTCATGTTGGTTCCCCTTTCCATGGCCACACACGCGACTTGATCAGCCGCATGCGCAGCGACATGCGTTGTTGTGATGCCCACGAGGGCAGCGGAATGGCAGCCAGCGCGTAGGCCTGCCTGATGAGGTCATCGGCCGGTAGCCGCGCGGCGCGGCTCCCCCTGATGGCCGATAGCCGCATGAAGTGGTAGGGCCCCAGCGCGATGTCGCAGGGGAAGGGCCACGCCGGCGGCGTGCACCGCGCGACTAGCTCGAGCTCGTCGGCCGAGGCCTGGAAGCGCAGGAAGTGGAAGTGCCAGCCGTCCAGCCGGCCGCCCCGCACCAGGCCGAAGGCGGCCACGGTGACGCGGACGGCGCGGAGGGTGGCCACGGCTCACGCTCAATGCGTGTTGCGCTCGATGAACGCGTCGGTGGCGGACTGGCGGCCACGCTTCACCGCCGCCGGGGCCGGCGCCGGCGCTTCGTCCTCGAGGTCGCGCTGGTCGATCTCGGGCGGCGTCAGCAGGATGTTGATCTCGCGCGACTTCAGCTTGGCCAGCTTGCCGAAGCCGGCCTCGCTGATGTTGGCCGACTCGATGTTGACCTTCACCAGCACCGAGCCGCCTTCCTTCGGCGTGATCTTCCAGCCTGACAGCACGCAGTCGGCGATTTCCAGGTTCGAGCGCTTCGTGCCCGTGCCCAGGTCGACGACCAGGTCGAAGCCCGTGAGCTCGTGGTGCCACTTCAGCGCGCCGATCTTGGCGCCCGCGGCCGACAGGTTCGGCATGTCGCTCACCACCTCGACGCCTTCGAGCGTTTCCTGCTTGGCCTTCGGCGACTGGCCGCCGTTCTTCGTGAAGAGGAACGCCTTCAGATGGCCGTCGAAGTACGCGAGCGCGTGGTTGGGCAGCGCGATCTCGACCGTGAGCTTGGCGCCCGGGTTCTCGTCCGGCTGGCGGTTCTTCTGCGAGAGCACGACGACGTCGAGCAGTTTCGCCTTGGTGATGGTTTCGAGCTGGAAGGTCATCGTGGGCTCCTGGCCTTGGTGGTGAAATCGATCAGTCAGACTTATCGGTGCGGGCGTGCGAGATCACGCGGCGGCGCGCACCGAGTCACCTCGCTGGATGCAGCGGAACACCTCGATGCAGCCCTGCACGTCGACCATCGCGCGGTGGGCGCCTTCGAGCTGCTTGCCGGTGAAGAATTCGTACGCCTCGGAGAGCTTCGCGCTCTTGTGCTTCGTGAAGCCGGCCTTCTTCATCTTGTCGGTCGGCGGCAGCTTCACGATCGGGGTGGACATCGTCTGGGTGCACATCGCGGTGCCGGTCTTCCAGCTGGTGTGCACCGCGGCGTCAGGGTCCTTGTCGACGTGGCGCAGCAGGCCGATGCGCACCAGGCGCGCGTCGAAGCTTTCGTTGTGGCCGATGCGCACCGAGGAGCGCATCCACAGGTCGAGCAGCATCTCGTAGGCGATCGGGGCGCGCACGCCGACGTCGTGGGCCAGCTCGGTGGTGATGCCGTGGATCGCGGCCACGTCGTCCGGGATGGTCCAGCCGTCGGGGCGGATCATGATGTCGATGCTGGCGAGCTGCTCGAAGGTCTCGAGGTTCACCAGCGCGGCACCGATCTGCACCACGTGCGGCTGGTGCGGTGCTTCGCTCGGGGCGCTCCAGTCCGGCAGGCCGGTGGTCTCGGTGTCGTAGAAGAGGGCGGGTTTCATGCGGGTGGCTTTCCTGGTGGTGGGGAAGAGGGATGGGCGGGCCCCCCATGGGCCGCCGGGCGGCAATCACTGCTCGGGTGTTGGGGAGGGAGAGAGGTGAGCAGCTGGCCGACCGACTGGTGTCGCCCGTAAAGGGTGGGGACCCCCAGCGGGCGTCGCCCTTGGCCAGCGCTTTCGCGCAAAGCCGGCGCCACCCATCTGCTGGAGGTCCCCGTTGCTCGGTTAGGCGGCCTCCTGCAACTGCTGGCCGGCGTGGCCGTTCTCGATCCAGTGCACGCCGACCTGGTCGCCGAGCGCCGGGGGCGCCTTCAACGTGCCGAAGAGCAGCGCGCTCGAGATCTCGCCGTTCTCGGCCAGGATGTCCAGCCACTCCAGCAGTTGGGCCCGGCCTTCGAGGTCGAGCACGTCGAAGCGGTCGAGCAGCAGCAGCCCGGCGTTCGACAGGCTGGAGATGGCCTCGGCCAGCATCGCGTCGGTGCGCCACTGCTCGGACTCGCTCAGCAGCCGGTACTCGCGGCCGCCGGCGGTGATGCTCATGTCGCTGTGCACCTTGACCTGCGCCCAGGTGGTGTCATCGCCGGACGAGACCAGGCGCTCGTTGAGCGGGCCCAGCGCGGCGGCCAGCATCTCGCCCGGGATGCCGTCGGGAGACAGCGCCTCGGCGATCGCGTCCCACGCGGCGACGTCGGCGGCGTGCTTCCCGGCCTCGGCGGTCTTCTTCTCGGCGGCGTCGGCCTGCTGCTTGGCGGTGTGCAGGGCGTCGTTCTTCGCCACGATCTCGGCGCGCTCGGCCTTCAGCGTCACGAGCTCGGCCGCGGCCGCGTCGCCGGCGGCCTGGTCGAACTCGGCGGCCAGTTCCTGCTCGATGCTCTCGACGTGGGCCTGCGCTTGGCGGGCGGTGTCGATGTCGCGGCGGTCGTTGGCGATGGCGCTGGCGCAGGTGGCGCGAGCGTTGCGCAGCGGGCCGAGGCGAGCCGCGGCTTCAGCATCTGCCGACTCGGACAGCTTCACCGGGCCGTGTTCCTTCTCGTACGCAGCCATGGCCGCCAGCACGCGGGCGTCGTCCGGCTTGTCGTCGTCGAGCTGGTCGCCGTAGAAGATCATGTTGTGCAGCGCCCAGCCCAGTTCATGCACCAGGCCCACGCGGGGGGCGCCGCCGGCGGCCGCCTCGTTCTTCGCGATCTCGCCGTCCAGGCGCTTCAGCTCGGCCTCGTCGACCTCGAGCTTTCGCTCGGCGCGGTCGATGCGCAGCGCCTGCTCCTGCAGGCTCGGCAGCTTCGCCTTCAGCCCGGCGCGGCGCTGCTCCTCGGCCTGCACGCGCCCGAGCGACGTCTGCCACGACTCGATCGCGGCGTCGCAGTGCTTCAGCAGCATGGCCTGCTCCTGCAGCGCCTTGGCGTCGTACTTCGGCACAGGGGCTTCCCAGGTCTTCGCCTTCTCGCTGCCGTAGTTCTCGCCGGTGACAGCGCGCCACGCGCCCTTCGCCTCGGTGGCCTTCGCCTTGGCGTCGTCATGCGCACCGGCGAAGCCCGCGCGCAGCAGCGGCGCGATGCGCTCGACCTTCGCCGCCTCGAGGCCCCGGTCGGTCATGCGCTTGACGATCGCCTTCGCGTCCGCCTTCAGGCCCATCAGCCCGAAGAGGAACGCGCGGCGGTCCTTCTCATCGAGCTGGGCGAACCGCTGGGCGTCCAGCACGTACGGCAGCACCGCGTCGGGCTCGCGGCCCTTCTGGCTGTCCGTGATCTTGCCGCTGCCGGTGAGCGTCACCCGGTAGGTGTCGCCGTCGGCCACCAGCTCGCACACTGCCGAGCCGGCGCCCTCGCGGATGAGCGCGGGCGATTCCTTCTTCTGCCGCACGCGGCCGAGGTCGGAGGTCAGCGCGAGCGCGATCGCGTCGCGCAGGCTGGACTTGCCCGCGCCGTTCTTCCCGGCGAACAGGTGCACGCGCTGCGGCGTGGCCAGCTCGATCAGGTCGATGCCCAGGAAGCCGGAGACGTAGAGGCTGTCGATCTTCATGGCGGGCTCACTCGATGGGGTTGGGGGCGGAGTCGCGCGAGCGGCGGCGTGCGGCCGGCGCCGGCGTGGCGGCGGGCGCTTCTTCCTGCTGGGCCTCGGCCTTCTCGCGGCGCTGGATCTCGGCCAGCTCCTCGGCGGACGGCTCCCAGTCCTGGTCGGCCGCAGCCGGGGCAGGGGCGGGCGACTGCGCGGGCGCCGCCGCCTTCTCGACCTGGGCCGGGGCGTCGAGGATCTCGCCGGTTTCCTGGTCGACCTGGCCGGCATCCTCGTCCGGCACCACGAGGAACTCGCCGTCGATGGTGTCGAGCTTCTGGTCCTTGCCCGCCTCGGCCATGCCGTCGAGCGCGGCCGCCGTCTGGAACTCGATCGACAGCGGCAGGTACTTCGACAGGCGGCGGATCACCGTCTTGCGGCCCATCTCGACGAAGTGCACCTTCCACGGGTGACTGCCCGTCTTGTTGTACTTCTTGGCCTGCTGCCAGCCCTGCGAGCCCTCGCGGATCTCTTCGATCTGGTGGACGCTCATGAACTCGCAGCAGTGGCCGCCGTCCTTGAGCTTCGCCACGGCGTAGAAGCCGATCACGGCGCCACGCTCGCCCATCGCAGGCGTGTGGTTCAGCTTCTCGTCGATGCCATACACCAGCTCGAAGTGGTCGCGCTCGCACACCTCGTGCGCTGCGATGCTGACGATCTGGCCGCTGCGGCGCGCCAGGTCGATCAGGCCCTTGTAGCCGACGATCACCTGCACGCTGTTCACCCAGCGCTCGTTGCCGTCGCCGTCCTTGCGCTTCGTGTTGAACGGCACGAGGTAGGCGTGGCCGAGGACCGTGTTCGGCTCCAGACCCATCTGCGCGCACTGGCCGATGGCGCCCACGAGCGACGCCACATCGCACTTCGCCAGCTGCGGCGTGGTGGTGGCCGCGATCTGCGCGACCTTCAGCAGGCGGTCGATGCTCAGCGTGCGCGGCAGCATCTTCGCCAGCTCGGCCTTCTTCTGGTTCAGCAGGTGGGCGATCTGCTCCTTCGGCTTCATGTCCGCGAGGGGGCGGACGGCCTGGGAGGTGCGCATCTCGGCAAGGGTGGCGGTGGCCATGTGGTGGTTCCTCTCTCGTGGGTGGGTGGTGATCAGGCGCGGAAGGTGCACGTCGCGTGGCGCGGGCAGTACTTCGCCGAGCACAGGTAGCTGCTCGGGTTGCCGAAGAAGTTGCCGCTCTTGAGCAGGCGCGAGGCGTTCTCGAGGAAGCCGGGCTCGCCGTCCTTGCCGAGCAGCAGCTGGCGGGCGTTCTTCACCTCGCCCGTGCCGATGCGCTGCGACGCCGGCGTCTTGCCGGTGTTCATGCCGACGACCTGCGCCGGCGCGTTGATCGGGATGCCCATCGCGTGGTCGGCGAGCAGCTCGTACACGCCGAGCTGCAGCGCGTGCTTCTTCACCTCGGCCTTCCCGTCGGCGCCGACGGCGCGCCCGCCGGTCTTCAGGTCGGTGATGCCCAGGCGCGTGCCCACGCGGCGGATGCGATCGTTCGTGCCGGTCAGGGCGATGCCCAGCTCCGGCAGCTCCAGCTTCTCGCACCGCACCTCCACGCCCACGTAGTCCTGGTGCGGCGCGATGTCGTTGCAGTACTTCGTGTGCAGGGCCAGCGCGATCTTCTCGGCCTGGTTGGGCGAAGTGTCGGCCCAGTCGACCTCCTCCTCGGGGTGGTTGATCTCCTTCACCACCGCGTCGGCCGCGTCCATGGCGCTCACCGGCGTGCCGCCCGGCAGGCGGCCGGCGTCGAACACGGCCGTGCCGGCGTGCACTGCGGTGCCCAGCTGAGCCGGGCCCGAGCGCGGGCCGCGCATGCCCAGCAGGTGCTTCGCCTCCCAGCGCGCCGGGCAGTCGAAGAGTTCGGCCAGGGAGCTGGCGCGGATGAAGATCAGGGGTTTCTCGGCGACTTCGCTCATCGCGGGCTCCGGTTCAGGTTGAGGTCGCGCACCACGGTGCGACGGGCACGGCCGAACGCGACCAGGCGCGTGCAGCCGCTCTTGCGGTGGAAGGTGAAGAGGCGGCGCAGGGCGAGCGCGGCGTCGAGGTAGCGCACCACGACATTCGGGCGCGGCAGCGGCGTCGGGCGGTAGCCGACGGCGTGCAGGCGGTAGGGCGACTCGCTCGGGTGCACCAGCTCGAGCCCGGTGTGGCGGGCGAACTTGAAGCGGCGGGCGCTCATGACGCGCTCCCGGTGACTTTGGCGATGACGTCGTCGATGCGTCCGAGGATCTGGTCGAGGTCGGTGATCGTGGCGCGGGCCTCGGGGTGGTACTCGGGGATCTTGCCGGTACGCGGATCGACGTGGCTCTCGAAGACCGAGCCGCGCGTGTCGGCGATCTCCTCGCGGGTTTCCTGCAACGCTTCGAGCAGTTCCGGCGCGGCGGCGATGAGGCGCGCGTTGGCGTCCCAGTTCCAGACCTTCGAGTGGTTCGGTCGCAGGCAAACCCGGCCGTGATCTTGGCCGGCCCAGATGGCCGCGCCGCCGGACACGATGTGCCACGGCCCCGGCGTGTGCTTCGGGGCGCTCACCGGCACACCTCCGGACGCTCCGCGCACAGCGGGTGCGGCGGGGTCGTGCGGTCGGTCGCCGCGGCATCGGGCTCGTCATCCGAGCCGCCGCCGCAGCCGGCCAGCACAAGGGCGCAGCCCAGGGCGGCCACGCCGAACTTGATCCGCTGACGCTCGTTGTGGACCTGCTCGAGCCAGGCCTTCGTGTCGTTGTCCATCTCTCTCTCCGGTCTGCGCGGTAGCAGCGCGATGGGGAATTATTAGATGGACCAATCGCCGCTGTCAACAGTCGGACTAATCTATTGGCACAAAAAGATGCCCAACTCGCAGTTGGGCCTCGGGGGCGGCGTCTGGCTCAGTCAGCCACGCATCGATTTCCCTGCGCCGACCAGGCGCGCACCACGCCGGCTTTGTCGATCGTGAAGTTCACCGTGCACCCCAGGTGCACCACCGTGGGCGCGGCCTGCTGCTCGACGTTCGTGGTGGAGGTCTGGCTGTAGGTGCCCGTCGTCTGGCGCAGGCCCTGGTTCAGCGTGACGTTACCGTTCGTGGTGGTGGTGACCGGCGTGGTGGTGGTCGCGCCCGGCATGACCATCTGGCTGCGGCGGGTGTACTGCAGCACCTTCGAGCCGTCGGTGAGCTGGTAGCTGCTCTGCGGCGGCCCGTACGTGCCCACCACCACCGCCTCGGGTTGCCCCACGAACCCCTCCATCTTGGTCTGGAACTTGGCGTTCGTGGCGCAGCCGACGAGGAGGGCGGCCACGGCCGCGGCGAGGATGGTCTTCACAGCATCTGTCCTTTCACCTTCTCGCCCAGTTGGTCGTCGAGTGCGGCCAGCATTCCCCGGGCGAAGGTTGGGTTGCGATGGGCCTCGCCGGCGGTGTTCACGATGTACTCGCGGCGCTTCATCATCGCGGCGTACGCCAGGCCGAGGACCTGCCCCTTGCGCGCCGCGGCCAGCAGCTGCTCGAGGCACTCGACCGTGTCTTTCGAGATGGTGTCCGGCACCAGGGAGTAGGGCGCTCTCATTTCTTCTCGGCCCGAATGACGCCCGGGATCGCCACCGGGTGCCCTGGCTCGGCCTCCGCCCGGATCAGCTTGGCGGACTGGCGCTTGACCACCGAGACGCCCGGCAAAGAGAGAGTGACTCCGACAGCCTCCGACGTGCTGCTCTTGCGGATCCGTGCCGGAGGGATGGTGTGTGCCACGTACAGCAGCCGTGCCACGTCGGCCTCCTGGTAGGTCAGCGATTCGTGGAGGTTGTAGGCCCCGAGCCGAATGCCGCTGCGGCGCCCGTCCAGGCGTTTGAGCATCCGCGTCCCGTTCTTCAGCTGCACCAGCACGTCGTCTTCGACCTGCGGGACGGTGTTCGGCTCGATCAGCACGTACTCGCCGGGCATGTACCGCGGCACCATGCTGTCGCCCACCACGCGGCATGCGAACGCTTCCGGGTCGTCCGAATGCACCTCGGCGTACTCGGTGGCCAGCTGCGCCGGATCGTCGAGGGCGTACTCGGGCTGGCTGCCGTAGGTGGTCCCGCGCACCCAGACGCGCCGCGGTGGCGCCCCGTAGCTCGCCTGCGGCTCTGCCACACGCAGGTGTGCGCCGAGCTCTACCGGCTCCCCGCCGACGCGGCGCGCCAGCCACCCGTCGATGATCCGCGGCATGTCCGGCGGCTCAGCCATCAGCAGCAGGAAGTCGACCGGGTGATGTGCCTGGGCCAGCACGTAGCTCTGCGCCCGCGGCGAGATAGCGTGCGGGGTCTTCACTTCGACCCAGGCCACGCTGCCGTCATCGAAGTCGAGCCGCAGGTCGGGGGTGTAGTTCGGCAGGTACTCGGCGAACCACACCTGCAGGTCCTTGCGGTCGTCCCGGTTCGTGTGCCGGGCCCGCACGCCGGCGGCGATGAACAGGTCGAGCGCCAGCTGCTCAAGCGCATTCTCGGTCGGCGACCAGGTGCGCGCGCGCTGCATCTCCTCGGCCGAGATGGTGGGGCTGATGGTTTCCGGCTTCACCCCGAGCAGCTCGGAGAACTTGGCGAGCACCTTCGCATTGAGAGGAATCTGCCCGTTCAGGTACTGGTTCAGGGCGCTCTGTCCGAAGTCCAACCGGCTGGCGGCCTCCATCTGGGAAGCGGGGGCCTTCTTCACCTTCTGGGCGTGCTGCCATTCGACGAACGCGGCCTTGAGCCGTGCGGCGTCTTCCTTCTGTTCTTGGGTGAGCGGTTTCGCGGGCATGGTTCGCACCTTATCGGTCGGAGTGATCCCAAACAACCAGCGGGGCTGGTTTCTGGGCTGGACAGATCCAATCTGTCGGACTAATAATTGCGCATGAGCACCTTCAAAGCCATCCGCAAGCTGCTGGGCGTGACGCAGCAGGAGATCGCCCGCGGCATCGAGATGAGCCAATCGAACGTGGCTTTCATCGAGCGCGGCCAGACACTGACCCCCGACGCCGCCCGCAAGCTGATCGCCTACGCCGCCAGCCTCGGCGTGGCGCTGAGCTACGACCAGATCTACGGGACCGCGGCGTTGCCGCCGCCGCGCGTCGTCGAGGCCTCGAATAAGGCGGCGTGAGCCATGGCCACGTCGTCGCGGGCTCATCAGGGCTCCGTTCCGAGGCTGATGTTGATGCGCAGCTGGGTGATGAGGTCGCGCACCTTGCGCCAGGCCCACCAGGCGAGCTCGTCGTCGGGATCGTTCATCGCTCATCTCCAGGGACGGCGCACTCGGTCTGCATTCAGCAGCAGCGCGCTCGCCTCTCGTTCGTACGTCCGGGCCACGCGCTCCGCGCAGCGCCGAAGCATCAGTGTCACCGCGGCGCATGCCCACGCCTCGTCGTCGTTCATCTCGTTCTCCGTCAGTCGGTTTGTTGGACCGTCCGTCACCGCCCATTCGGCCCAGTCCGAAACCTCCCATCACCTGGGTGGGATGGGCGGCCGGGCGGTCCACCAAGCCTGATTTCTTCAACCCGACCACAGTGATGGGAGTCTTTGTGTTCACGACCTGCAGTACATCCCCTGCCGATAGGCAACCGCAAGCAACCACTGGCAATCGCTCGCAAGCCGAGATGCCGATCCTTGCCAAAGTGGCAACGATGCACACGCTCGACGAGTGCGTCATCGAACAGGCCACCTTCAGCGGTTGCCTCGTCGCAGCCGCCCACCACAGCGGCAAGGACGACGCCGAGATCGCCGCCGAGATCCACATCTGTGCCGGCTACATGTCGCGCTTCATGCGCGGCGTGGCCCAGCAGTGGGCCCGGCGCCTGGTCGGCTTCATGCGCACCACGCAGAGCCTCGCGCCGCTGCAGTGGATGGCGCACCAGATGGGCTGCGACATCGTCGTGCGCAACCGCCTGTCGGCCGAGCTGGCCGCGGCGCGCGCGCGGGTTCGTGAGCTGGAGCGGGGAGGGCTCGCAGCATGACGAAGAGCCGCGGAATCCTCGCACCGCGCCGGGCGTTCTCTGCCGAGGAGATCGCCTACCTGCGCGATCACTTCCCCAACACCCAGACGCGCCTGGTCGCCGCCGCGCTCGGTCGCAGCGAGCCCACGGTCAATGGCAAGGCCTACAAGCTGGGGCTCAAGAAGACGGATGAATACCTCGCGTCACCCGCCGCGTGCCGGCTGGATGGCGTCCGTGGTGGCTCCTCGCGGTTCGTGAAGGGGCAGGCCGCTTGGAACCACGGCAAGAAGCTGCCGGGCCACGGCAACCCCGCCACGTTCTTCCAGGCCGGCCACAAGGGCGGCAGCCGCGCGATCCCCGTCGGTGGTCATCGCATCAATCCCGACGGCTACGTCGAGGTGAAGCTCAACGACAACCCGGGCCCGTACACGGTCCGCTGGAAGCCCGTGCATCGCCTCGTATGGGAGCAGGCCCACGGCCCGATCCCCGACGGCCATGTCGTGGTGTTCCGCCCGGGCATGCACACGACCGACCCGGCGGCGATCTCGATCGCCAGCGTCGAGTGCATCTCGAACGCCGACCTCATGCGGCGCAACACCTACCACCGCCACGGCCCAGAGATCGCAAAGGTCGTGCAACTGCGCGGCGCCATCACGCGCCAGATCAACAAACGCGCCAAGGAAACCCCATGAGCAAGACCATCACCGACCTGCGCGAGACCCTCTTCGCGACCCTGGCCGCCGTCAAGGACGGAACCATGGACCTCGATCGCGCCCGCGCCATCAACGAGCTGGGCAAGACCATCACCGACACGGCGAAGGTCGAGGTCGACTTCATCCGCGCTACGGACGGCTCGTCGAGCGGCTTCCTCGAGAGCGCGAGCGCCGAAGGTCAGCCGCTCCCGAACGGCATCTCGTCGATCACCCGCCACATCACCCGCTGAGCCAATGCCCATCCGCGAGTACGCCAAGGTCGGCCCGAAGGCGTGGCAGGGTGCCACGTTCAAGCTGCTGCGCAAGAAGGGTCCGAAGGCCCTTCTCGTCGGCCTGTACCTGATGACCTCCCCGAGCTCGAACATGCTCGGCCTGTACTCGCAGCCGGTTCTGTACATGGCGCACGAGACCGGGCTCGGAGTGGAAGGGGCTTGGGAGGGGCTTCGAAGCTGCATCGAAGCGGGTTTCTGCAGCTACGACGAGGAGTCGGAAGTGGTGTGGGTCCACGAAATGGCCCGCTACCAGATCGCCGACGCTCTCTCCTCGGCGGACAAGCGCTGCAAGGGCATCCAGAAGGACTACGACGCGCTCCCGGATAACCCCTTCCTGGCCCCGTTCTTCGACCGCTACTCGGGCGCCTTCCACCTCACCCGCAAGCGGCTGCCGGACGGTCTTTCCATGCCTCCGCTCGAAGCCCCTTCGAAGCCCCATCGAAGCCAGGAGCAGGAGCAGGAGCAGGAGCAGGAGCAGGAGCAGGAGCAGGAGCAGGAGCAAGAAAGAGAAAACCTGCTACCGCAGGTTCCCGCTCTTCCGCCGGAAGACCGGCCGCAGCTCACCCTCGTGGATCCCCCTGAACCCCAGCCCAAGGGCCCACCGGACTGCCCGCACCTCGAGGTGCTCGCCCTGTGGGCCGAGGTGCTCCCTGCCATGCCCAAGCACCTGCCGTCGCAGTGGCGCGGCACCAGGGCCGATCACCTGCGTGCCCGATGGCGCGAAGCCGCAACCGACAACGGCTGGACCACCCAGACCCAGGGCCTCGCGTACTTCCGCAAGTTCTTCGCGTACGTCGGCCGCAGCCCCTTCCTCACCGGCCGCTCGAACCCGCAACCCGGTCGACGCCCCTTCGTCGCCGAGCTCGAGTGGCTTGTCAACCCGTCCAACTGGGCCAAGGTCCACGAGGGCAAGTACCACGAGACCGCCGCATGAAACGCGCCGCCTTCGACCAGGCCGAGGCCGACACCGTCGTCGCCAACACGCCCAACCTGCACCCGTGCCGCACCTGCCGCGAGGCCACGCGCCGGCACTTCCTCGCCGACCACGGTGGCCTGTGCCCGCGTTGCTTCGACGCCTACTGCGCCGGCGCCGGCTCCGGCCCGCTCGGCAAGCGCGAGGCCGGCCGCAAGTTCCTCGCGGAGATGAACGCCCGCGTCGACCAGCGAGGTGCACATGAGCCGCAATGAAGTTCCCTCAGAAAACCGGAAGCAGCCCGGTGTGCCCAAGGGATCCGACATGGGCGGCGTGCGCGACCTCGAGCGACTGCGCTGCCGCTGCCGCATCGACGAGGACACCGGCTGCTGGCTGTGGGGCATGTGCGTCGACGGGAACCTGTCTCGCGTCGCTGTGGCCCACGGTGACAGCACGCACACCGTGATGAACGGCCGCCGAGCGGCGCTGATCCTGGCCGGTGTGAAGTTCAAGCCGGGCGAGGTCGGCTTCGCCGCCGCGCACTGCCCGTCGACGAACTGCGTCAACCCGGCGCACGCCCGAAAGGGCACCACGGCCGAGGCCGGCCGGGCCCGCGCGGCATCCGGCCGGGCGAAGGCGAACCTCGGCGTCCTCATCGGCGCGGAGAACAGCGCGCAGCGCAGCCGAAAGCTCACGCCCGAGCAGGTGCACGAGGCGCGCACGAGCAACGAGTCCGGCGCGTCGCTGTCCCGCCGCTGGGGCGTATCGCGTTCGGCGATCTCCTACGCCCGCCGCGGGCTCACCTACCGACCGAAGGGTTTCAGCGTGTTCTCGCTGCCGCTCGCCAGCAACGACACCGAAGGGAGAAAAGCCGCATGAGCTTCGCCAACCTCACCCCCACGCCGCCGCGCGGATGCTGCGGCAACTGCCAGCAGGGCCGCCGCCAGTGCGACTGCCGCTACGACGGCACCTCGCGGTCCACGCAGCCGGGCGAGCTGCTGCCCAACCCGCCGGACCCGGCCGAGGGACAGAGCCTGCGCAGCGCGTTCCGCAAGGCGCTGCCCGACCTGGCGCTCGCCGCCTCCGCCGTGCTGCTGGCCGTGGCCTCGGCGCTGTTCCTGGCGAACTCGGTGGGCGCGCTGTGATCGAGCTGACCCTCCCGTACCCGATCTCGGCGAACCGCTACTGGCGCTCGTTCGTGCCTCGCGGCCACACGCGCGCCATCGTCACGCTCAGCGACGAGGCCAAGGCCTACAAGCAGCAGGTGGGCTGGCTCGTGAAGCAGGCCGGCGTCGTGCAGCCGCTCGACTGCCGCCTGCAGGTCGATCTGGCGCTCTACCCGAAGCGCCCGCAGGACTGGGCCCGCCGCGCTCGCAAGGATCCGCTGTGCTGGGACGACGACGTGCAGTCGATCGACCTCGACAACGCGCAGAAGGTGCTGCTCGACTCGCTCAAGGGCATCGCCTTCGTCGACGACAGCCGCCGTTACGTGCGCCGCCTGGTCGCCGAGCACATGGAGCCCGACGGCGACGCCCGCGTCGTCGTGCGCATCACGCCCCTCGCGCTGCCCGCCAGCCCGCAGGGCGATCTGCTGGGGGCTGCAGCGTGATCCCCTCCCGCTTCCACGGCCGCGACAGCCTCCCCGTCGACGCCGACAACCTGCCCGTCGTCCACATCGAGGGCCAGAAGATCAAGCCGCGCCTCCGCGTCGGCCCGATTGGCCACGGCTGGCACTGCATCGGCATCGGCTACACCGGCGCCGGCAGTTCGCCCCGCGAGGCCTACCGCAATTGGGCCGCGGGGATCCTGAACCGTTTCCGCCTGACCCTAGGCACAACCTGAGGAAGACCATGCGACAACTGACCGACCACGAAGTGAACCCCGTCAACCGCGAGCTGAAGATCGTCGTGCTCGACGAGCCCGGCAACGGCGGCGCAAACCACCGCTACGCCATCGACTGGAAGGCCCACGTCGACGGCATGGGGTTCCGAGATGCTGAGACGGGCGAGTGGCGCGACGCTACGCTCATCCGCTTCCAGAACGGACCGATCGGCGAGGTGGGCGTCAACGGCGTGACGCACGAGGCGCTGCTCGCCATCGTGGCCGACCGACTGCGCAGCTTCCAGTCGGGCCCGTACGCGTGCAAGGCCAACGCCTGCGCGCTGACCCACATCGAGGAGGCGATGCACTGGTTGCACCAGCGGACCATCGAACGCATGCGCCGCGGTGTCGAAGGCACGCACGCCGTCTGATGACCGACTGCCCCGACTGCAAGCAAGCCGCCACCACGTGGCACTGGGGCGGCGTCCGGGCGGACTGCGCGGGATGCGCGATCCGCTCGGTGGCCATCTGCCCGCCGCACATCCGCCGGGCCGAGTACGCCCTGGTGGCGGCCGACGAGCGCGAGGCCTTCGTCGACCAGGTCAACGCGGAGCGGCGGCGCATCCGCGAGCTGCGGGGAGGGCCGACATGATCTGGTTGGCCCAGTTCGTCGCATGGCTCTGGCTCACCTGGGTGTTCTGGAACGTGCTGCAGATGGTCTTCGGCCCGCTGCTCATGGACGCGCCGTGCACGAACGGCCTGTGGGTCCACATGCCGAAGGCCTTCCGGGCCCGGCTCACCGACGAGGAAGCAGCGGCGGTGGTGGCGCACGAGCGCGGGCACATCGTGCGCCTGCACGTGCCGCGCAACCTCGTGATGCGCTGCCTATTTCTGCCCGAGAGCCGGGAGCGCTACGAGCGCTTCGAGCTCGAGGCCGACGACTACGCGGCCGCGCACGGCCACGGCTTGGCGCTGTACCACGTGCTGACACGCTTCGCCCGCACGCCCTTCGACCAGGCCCGAGCACGCCGCCTGCTGGCCCGCAGCGCATGACCGAGACCCACGTCGTCGGCTGCACCGGCAAGTCCCGCTTCACGCGCTTCGGCCAGGCCGAGCACGCCGCCCGGCGCCGCAACCGCAAGGACGGCGGCTCCCACCTCGAGGCCTACCACTGCCGGCACTGCCACGGCTTTCACATCGGCGAGGCGCGCGACTACCGACCGCGCCGGCGCAAACCCAAGGAACCTGCATGAAACCGACGTGGCTCGCCCGCCGCATCTCCGCGCCCGGCCCATACCTGACCCTGTGCCTCTCGGAGGCCGAGTTCCGCGCCGCGATCGCGCCGCTCAAGCCGCCCGAGGTGCCGGCCTGGATCAGCACCCCGCGGGCCCACGCGACCACGCACTTCTTCGTCCACAAGGACCACAGCACGTGCGCGGTCGTGTGTCTCGGGCCCGGCTACCAGGACCGCAACGCCATCGAGGTGGCCGGCCTGCTCGTGCACGAGGCCGTGCACGTCTGGCAGTCCTACTGCGACGACATCGGCGAGCGCCGCCCTGGCGACGAGCAGGAGGCCTACGGCATCCAGGCGATCGCGCAGGAGTTGCTCGCGGAGTTCGCACGGCGACAATCCTGACCATGCCCGCAATAAAGCCCGGAACCCTCACCGCCAAGCAGGCACGATTCGTCGCTGAGTATCTGGTCGACGGGAACGGCACGCGCGCTGCGATCGCTGCCGGCTACAGCCCGAAGTCGGCGTACAAGATCGCCAGCGAGCTGCTCCAAAACTCCAACGTGAAGGCGGCGATCGCAAAGGCGCTGAAGGCCCAGGAGAAGCGCACCCTCATCACGGCCGACGCGAATCTGCGCGAGATCGAGCAGCTGGCGCGTGACGCGCGGGCCGCGGGCCAGTTCGGTGCCGCGGTGCGGGCCCGCGAGCTGATCGGCAAGCACTACCGCAGCTTCGTCGACAAGGTGGAGCTCACGGGCAAGAACGACGGGCCGGTCGAGTTCACGGAGATCCGCCGCACCATCGTACGGCCGGAGAAGACGCAGCCGTGAGCGTCCTCGACATCGCCACCCCTGAGGTCTTCGAGCCGCTGCTCGCGCCGGCGCGGTACAAGGGCGCCCACGGCGGCCGGGCCAGCGCGAAATCGCACTTCTTCGCGGGCATGTGGCTCGAAGAGAACGTCGCCACCAGGCTCGACACGGTGTGCCTGCGCGAGGTGCAGAAGTCGCTCGACTTCTCGGTGCGCAAGCTGCTCGTCTCGAAGGTGGTGCAGCACAACGCCGGCGCGTACTTCGACGTGTACGACAAGCGCATCGCCAGCAAGCACGGCGGCACGACGATCTTCCAGGGCCTGCAGGACCACAGCGCCGACAGCATCAAGTCGCTGGAGGGCTTTGACCGCGCGTGGATCGAGGAGGCGCAGAACGTCGGGCAGCGCTCGCTCGAACTGCTGCGGCCCACCATCCGCAAGCCCGGAAGCCAGATCTGGGCTTCCTGGAACCCGAAGCTGCCCACCGACCCCATCGACGCCTTCCTGCGCGACACCCCCCACGATGGCGCCGGCGTGCCGAAGAACGCGATCGTGGTGCAGGCCAACTGGCGCGACAACCCGTACTTCTCGGACGAGTCCCGCGCCGACATGGAGTACGACCGGGGCCACGACCCCGAGAAGTACCAGTGGATCTGGGAGGGCGCCTACCTCACGAACAACGAGGCCCGCGTCTTCAAGCGCTGGCGCATCGAGGAGTTCGAGGAGGACCCGAGCTGGACGCTGCGCCAGGGCGCGGACTGGGGTTTCAGCGTCGACCCGTCGGTGCTGGTGCGCTGCGCGATCGTGGGCCGCCGGCTCTACATCTCGCACGAGGCCTACATGGTGGGCTGCGAGATCGTCGACCTGCCGCACCTCTTCGACGGCGTGCCTGACTCGCGGATGTGGTGGACCGTGGCCGACAGCGCGCGGCCCGAGACCATCAGCCACATGCGCAAGCACTGGTCCGAGAAGATCGGCCCGGCCATCAAGGGCAAGCGGTCGCTGGAGGAGGGCGTCGAGTTCCTCCAGTCCTTCGAGATCGTCGTGCACCCGCGGTGCGTGCGGACCATCGCCGAGCTCGCGGCGTACAGCTACAAGGTCGACGCGCTGACCGACGTGGTGCTGCCGGTGCTGGCCGACAAGGACAACCACGTCATCGACGCGCTGCGGTACGCGTGCGAGGCCGCGCGGCGGGCCGAGCGGGCCAAAGCTGCGGAGCTGCCGCCGGCGCTGCCTCCCATGCCCATGGTGAACCACTTCGCTCGCCGTTAGACTCCCGCCTGTGACGACCGGCCCGCCGGCCAGCTGAGTAGTCGAGCCGCCAGCAGCTCATCAACCCCCACGGGGACGATGACCATGGCCCGCCAGACCACCCAGGAACGCCTCGACAAGATCCACCGCGACGCCCTTCGCGAGTTCGACTCCATCCAGGGCGCAGTGCAGGACGAGCGGTACCAGTGCCTCGAAGATCGCCGCTTCTACTCGCTCGCGGGCGCGCAGTGGGAGGGGCCGCTCGGCCAGCAGTTCGAGAACAAGCCCCGCTTCGAGTTCAACAAGGTGCACCTGGCCGTGGTGCGCGTGGTCAACGAGTACCGCAACAACCGGGTGACGGTCGACTTCCAGCCGAAGGACGGCGCGACGAACGACAAGCTCGCCGACGCCTGCGACGGCCTGTACCGCGCCGACGAGAAGTCCTGCACGGCCGAGGAGGCCTACGACAACGCCTTCGAGGATGCCGTCGCCGGCGGCATGGGCGCCTGGCGCTACCGCGCCTGCTACGAGGACGAGGAAGACGACGAGAACGACAAGCAGCGCATCGTCATCGAGCCCATCCACGACCCCGAGAGCTGCCTGTTCTTCGACCTGGGCGCGCGGCGCCAGGACAAGGCGGACGCGAAACGCTGCTATCTGCTGACGGCCTACACGCACGACGAGTACCGGGAGGAGTTCAACGACGACCCCGAGAGCTGGCCGAAGACCATCACGCGCACGGCGTTCGACTGGTGCACCCCGGACTTCGTGTGGGTGTGCGAGCTGTACCGCGTCGAGGAGGAGACGGCCACGGTGCGCTACTTCCGAGGCCTCGACGAAGAAGCCGAGGACATGCGCGTCACCGACGAGGACGTCGAGCGCGATCCCGAGCTGCTCGACGAGCTGGCCTCCACCGGCTTCCGCCTGGTGCGCGAGAAGAAGGTGAAGCGCCGCAAGGTGGTGAAGTACTTCATGACCGGCGGCCGCATCTTCAGCGGCAAGGAACACGGCCCGCAGCAGATCCCCGGCCGCTGCATCCCCATCGTGGTGGTGTACGGCGAGCGCCGCGTGATCGACGGCGTCGAGCGCTGCGCGGGCCTCGTGCGCTACGCCAAGGACGCCCAGCGCCTCATCAACATGCTGATGAGCTGGCTCGCCGTGATGGCCGCCCGCTTCGACCTCGAGAAGCCCATCTTCGACCCCCGCCAGGTCGCGCGCCATGCGTACATGTGGGCCGAGGACAACGTCAAGCAGTACCCGTATCTGCTGGCCGACGCGCTCAACGACACCGAGGGCAACCCCATCCCCGGCAGCGGCGCGCCGCAGGGCTACACCCGCGCGCCGAACGTGCCTCCCGCCATGGCCGCGCTCGCGCAGATCGCGCAGCAGGCGCTCGAAGACCTGCTCGGCAACCAGCAGCGCGGCGAGGACATGCAGCCCAACCTGTCGGGCAAGGCCGTCGAGCTCATCCAGACGCGCCTGGACATGCAGAGCTTCATCTACACCAGCAACTTCCGCCGCGGCATGAAGCGCGGCGGGGAGATCTGGCTGTCGATGATGAAGGCCATCGTGGTGGAGACCGGCCGCCGCATGAAGACCGTCGGCATGAACGGCGAGGTGGGCAGCGTGATGCTGAACCAGCCCGCCTACGACAAGGACAAGGCCCGCTCGTACTTCCTCAACGACATCAACAAGGCGAACTTCGAGGTGGACGTCGACGTGGGCCCGAGCAGCACGAGCCGCCGCGCGGCCACGGTGCGCGCGATCGTGGGGGTGATGCAGTTCACCCAGGATCCGGAGACGCTGCAGGTGCTGACGGGCATGGTGCTGATGAACCTCGAGGGCGAGGGCATGGACGACGTGCGCACGTGGGCGCGCGACAAGCTCGTGAAGATGGGCGTGGTGCCGCCGACCGAGGAAGAGGCCGCCGAGCTGGCGCAGGCCCAGGCCAACGCCAAGCCCGACCCGCAGTCGCAGTACCTGCTGGCCGCCGCGGCGAAGCAGCAGGCCGAGGCCGACCAGGCGGTGGCGAAGACCGTCAACACGCACGCCGACACCGAGCTGAAGCAGGCCCAGACCGTCAAGACGCTGGCCGAGGCCGGCAGCACCGACACGCGCAGCCAGATCGACGTGGCGCACGCGGTGCAGCAGGCCGCGACACCTCCGGCAGCGCCCAATCCGGCGCCGGCGGCTTGATAAGCCGCGCTGATGTGTTTGCGGTAAGCGATTAAGTGGGCCTATCATTCCGACTTATCGATGCCGCCGGACCACACGATGAACCCCTCCCGCCTCCTCCGATTCCTGCTCTCCCGCGTGCTCTGCCTGGGCGTGGTGGAGGAGGGCGACGGCGGCGAGCCCGAGGATGACGTCGACGGCGCCGACGACGCGGAAGAGGGTGGCGACACCGATTCCGAGGGCGGCGAGACCGACGAGGCCGAGGACGACGAGGGCGACGACCCGGACGCGGCCAACGATGACGACGCCGAGGAAGGCGACGACGACGGCGGCCTGGTCGTCTCGCTCGGCGGCGAGGAAACCCCGGCCGACGCCGACGAAAAGGGCGCCCCCGAGTGGGTGCGCGACCTGCGCAGGACGAACCGCGAGCTCGTGCGCAAGCAGCGCGAGAACGAAGCCGAGATCGCCCGCCTGAAGGGCGCGCCCGCGCAGCCGGCCGCCATCGTCGTGGGCGAGAAGCCGACGCTCGAAGGCTGCGGCTGGGACGGCGACGAGTACGCGAAGAAGCTCGATGCGTGGCACGAGCGCAAGCGCCAGGCCGACGAGCAGAAGCGGGCGACCGACGACGCGCAGAAGCAGCAGCAGGACGCCTGGCAGAAGACCCAGGACGCCTACACCACCGCCAAGGGCGCGCTCAAGCTCAAGGACTTCCAGGACGCCGAGGAGACCGTCAAGGACTCGCTCAGCGTGCCGCAGCAGGGCATGCTCATCGACGCCCTGGCGCCGAAGCAGGCCGCCCTCATGGTCTACGCCCTCGGCAAGAACCCCGCCAAGCTGAAGGAACTGGCCGCCATCACGAGCCCCGTGAAGTTCGTGGTGGCGGTCGCACGACTGGAGTCGCAATTGAAGGTCACCCCCAAGAAATCCGCCCCGGCGCCCGAGCGCACCGCTCGCTCGTCGGTGCCCAGCGCCTCGGCCGTCGACAACCAGATGGAACGCCTGCGCAAGGAAGCACGTATCTCCGGCGACTACAGCAAGGTCGCCGACATGCGCCGTGCGCAGGACGCGAAGAAGAAAAAGAGCGCCTGACACAAGGCTCTCGCCCCACGGATTCGCCCACCTCACGGGCAGTCAGGTGGCCACCGTCCGGCCCTCAACGGATGAGTCAAGCAGCGCGGCCCTCGCCGCATCAGCCAACTCATCCCGTAGGAGCCCCACCGTGGACCTCAAGTACCGCAAGCCCCGCTCGTCCATCCGCGCCGTCCAGGTCGCGGTTCTGGCCCTGGCCTTCCAGACGAAGGAAGCCCTCGCCGCCCACCTCGCTCGCCAGGGCCTCGCGCTGGGCGTCAACTCGCTCACCCGCGACCTCGAGATCCTCTTCGAGAACTTCATCGTCGGCTTCGACGCCGCCTGCGTGATCTCGCAGGAGGCCTCGTTCATGTACCCCGACCAGCAGTCCATGCAGCGTGCCGGCGACACGGTGTACCGACCGCAGGACTACCACATGGACACGGTGACCGGCCTCGACATCTCGGCGGCCACGCCCACCGACCTGATCCAGCGCCAGGTGCCCGCGACCTACAAGTCGCCGGAGAACATCCTCTACACCCTGGATGCGAAGGAAATGCGCGACCCGGCGCACAAGGAAAACGCCGGCCGCGCCGCGGGCCTGCGCCTGTCGGCCAAGATCGACTCCGACCTCTACTCGGCCGTGGCGCTGCAGGGCACGAACGTCATCAAGAAGGTGGGCGCGCTCAGCTGGGACGACGGCGCCCTGGCCGAGGCCGTGATGCTCGCCAAGGGCATGCCGCTGGGCATCGCGCGCAAGCTGTTCATGAACCCGTTCGACTACAAGGACGTGGCGAAGGACCTCGGCAACCGCGCGTACCTGGGCCAGACCAACCTCGACGCCTACGAGCGGTCGCGCGTGCCGGACATCGCGACCTTCCGCACGTTCCGCACGGACAACCTCTACAACCTGGCCGCCGTGGGCACGGTGACGGGTACCACGCTCGGCGCGCCCGCGTCGTTCACCCCGTCGGCCATGACCGGCGACCTGCCGACCGACAACCGCCGCATGACCATCACGGTCGCCGGCGCGAACATCGCCAACATCAAGAACGGCGACGCGTTCACGATCGGCGCGGCCGGCACCGCGGTGAACTCGGTGCACAACATCTCCAAGGACGACACCGGCCAGCAGCAGACCTTCCGCGTCATCAGCGGTGGCGGCACGGCGTCCCTCGTGATCAGCCCCGCGATCATCGCCACGGGCCCGTACAAGAACGTGACGCAGGCCGGCGCGAACGGCGCGGCCATCACGTTCCTGAACACGGCCTCGAAGCCGGTGAACCCGTTCTGGGTCGAAGGCGCGGTCGAGCTGATGGCCGGCAAGCTGGCCTTCCCGGAAGGGCAGGGCGCGCAGGTGATGACGGCGACCTCGAAGAACAAGATCCCGCTGATCATGTCCTACCAGTTCGACCACCTGAAGGCGAAGACCACCTGCCGCTTCACCTCGCTGTACGCCGTGACGGTGCTGCAGCCCGAGCTGGCCGGCATCGTGCTGCCGAACCAGACCTGATCGTCGACCTGACGTGACCCCGGGGCCGCGCGATGCGGCCCCTTTCCTCCCACAGGAGAACCCCATGGACTACCCCCTTGCCCTGTTCCGCTACGGCGGCTCCGAAGACGTCGACGGCGTGCCCGTCACCTCGTGCGTGGTGCTCAACGTCGAGCAGCTCGAGGCCGCCCAGGCCGACGGCTGGCACCGCAGCGCGCCCGAGGCCCTGGCCGCCCACGAGGCGAAGCTGGCCGAGGACGAAGCCGAGGCCACGGCGAAGCGTGAAACGGCGGAAGATTCCAAGCCCCCGACCCGCCCCGAGCTCGAGGCCAAGGCGAAGGAGCTCGGCATCGCGTTCAAGCCTCAGACCTCCAGCAAGCAGCTGCTCGCCGCCATCGAGGCGAAGCTGGCCGAGAAGACGGAGTGAGGTCGTCATGGGCTGGACGAAGCGGCAGCTGATCGACGAGGCCTACGCCGAGCTCGCGCTCGCGGGCTACGTGTTCGACATCACCCCGGAGGAGCAGCAGACCGCGCTGCGCCGCTTGGACACGATGTGGGCCACGTGGGACCAGCGTGGCATCCGCGCCGGCTACCTGTTCCCGGCCAGCCCTGACCTCTCGGACCTCGACCACGATTCGGGCTTGCCCGATTTCGCCGTGGAGACCACCTACCTGAACCTCGCAATCCGCCTGGCGCCCGGCAACGGCAAGCAGATCAGCCCGGACACGCGCAAGGCCGCGGTGGATGGGCTGAGCCTGCTGCTCGCCAACGCGGCGATGCCCCGGCAGCAGCAGCTGCCCGGCACGCTGCCCCGCGGCGCCGGCAACCGCTGCTACCCCGCCAACGTGCGCGGCCCCTTCTTCCGGCCGCCCACGGACAACCCCCTCGCGGTCGGCCAGGGCGGCGACCTCGACGTCTCCACGGAGTGATCAATGTCGTCCATCCAACGCCTGCCCACCGCCACGCCCACCTCGGCCGCGCAGATCCCCTTCAACGACCCGCAGAACGGCCGGGATGCGAAGGCGTCGCTCTCGGACATCGCCGTCGTGCTGCAGCAGCAGCTCAGCACGCCCCCCGGTGGCTTCGTGATCCAGTCGGAGGCGCCGAACGCCACCGGCTTCACGGTCTACATCGAGCCCCCGGTCCCGGGCGCGAGCGTGTGGCTCAAGCTCATCCCGGGCGGCGCGTACGCGGCCGGCACGGTGGTGCTCCCGATGCCGGCTGACGACGGCCAGGAGGTTCTCATCACCTCCCGCCAGGCCGTGACCGCGCTGACGCTGAACGACGGCACCGTGTACGGCGCGCCCGCGGGCATCTCGCCCACCACGCCGTTCCGCCTGCGCTTCGACGGCGTCGACAACACCTGGAACCGCGTTGCCTGACCGGCGGCCGTCGCAATGAAAATCCCCATCGTCAACGGCATCTTCACGGACGACGCGGCGGACTTCCGCACGTCGTACCCGCTGAACCTCATCCCCGTGCCGAAGCAGACCGGCATCAACGAGGGCTACCTGCGCACGGCCGAGGGGATGGTCCTGTTCTGCAACAACCAGGTGCCCGGCGACGATCCGTTCGACCGCGGCGCGATGGCCTGGGACGGGATCTGCTACCGCGTGATCGGGAAGTACCTGGTTCGCGTCAACGAGAATGGCCTCGTGGACCTTCTCGGCGAGGTCGGCACCGACGGGAAGCCGGTAACGATGGACAACGGCTTCGACTACCTGTCCGTCAGCTCGGCGGGAGACCTCTACTACTGCTCGAAGCTCGGCGTCGTCACGAAAGTGACCGACCCCGACGCCGGCCTCGTCATCGACCACATCTGGATCTCCGGGTACACGATGATCACGGACGGGGCCACCATCGCCGTGACGGAGCTCAACGACCCGTTCGAGGTCAACCCGCTGAAGTACGGGTCGAGCGAGGCCTCTCCCGACCCGATCAAGCGCCTCTTCAACATCGACAACCAAGCCGTCGCGCTGAACCGCCTGACCACCGAGTTCTTCGCCAACGTCGGCGGATCCGGCTTCCCCTTCCGCCGCGTCGAGGGCGCGATGATCCCGAAGGGCTGCGTGGGCACTTTCGCCGCATGCGAGTTCCAGGAGACGTTCGCCTTCGTGGGAGGCGGCAAGAAGGAATCGACCTCGGTGTGGATCGGGGCCCAGGGGCAGGCCGCGAAGATCGCGACGCGCGAGATCGAGACGATCCTGGGGGAGCTCACCGAGGCCCAGCAGGAGGACATCGTGCTCGAATCGCGCAGCGAGAAGATGCACGAGTTCCTCTACATGCACCTGCCGGACCGGACGATGGTGTACGACGCGGCCGGCTCTCGCGTGCTGGGCGAACCGGTGTGGTTCACGCTGCAGTCGGCCCTGCTGGGAGAGACCAATCTGCCGTACCGGGCACGCTACTTCGTCAACTGCTACGGGAAGTGGTTGTTCGGTGACACGCTCGCGCCGCAGGTGGGCTACCTGACCTCGAAGGACGCACGCCAGTTCGGGCAGTACGTCGCGTGGCAGTTCGACACCCCGTTGCTCTACAACGAGAGCCGGGGGGCGATCGTGCATGGCCTGGAGCTGGTGCGGCTCCCTGGGCGCCGCGCTGTGAATCCCACGCTGCTCTACGAGGAGACGCGCAAAGCGGCGATCTACCACTCGTACACCGAGGACGGCCTCAACTGGAGCGAGCCGCGCCCGTGCGGCGCCACGCGGCCGGGTACCACCGCGGCGCGCACGACCTGGCGCCATCTGGGCCGCATGCGCAACTACCGCGGCATGCGCTTCCGGGGCATGAACAACCCGTACCCCGACGCGTTCGCCCGCCTTGAGGCCAACCTCGAGGCGCTGGCAGCCTGATGGCGAGCGAGTTCATCCCGAAGCCCACGCGCGCGCAGCTGGCGCTCGCCGCGCGGGGCGACGCCGCGCTGATCCGTGCGTTCGAGGCGCTGTTCGCCGGCGTGCAGTTCGCCCCCGAGGACATCCAGGCCGCGGTGGATGCGGCCGCAGTCGCCACCGCCGCTGCCGCTGCTGCAGCTGCGGCCGCCGGCGCCGCGCAGGCCGACGTCGACGCGCTCGAGGCACTCCCGTTCGTGCTGGTGGCCGCCTCCGGAACGGTGCCTAACGAGCGGGTGCTGGCCGTGGATCCACTCGGCCTCAAGCTGACCGACGGCGGTGTCGGTGGCGCGCTGACGATCGCGCGCGCCGACCTGGCGGCCGTGCTCGGGGCCGACGTGGCCGACAGCACCGGCGCATTCGTCAACGCCGGGGCGCTCACGCTCGGCCTGGTCGCGAACGCCACCTACCTCGTCGACGCGCTCGTGACCTTCCAGGCCGCGGCCACCACCACGGGCCTGGCGCTCGGCTTCACCCTTCCGGCCGGCGCCACGATCAGCGGGCTCTTCCAGCACAACACCTCGGCGCTCGCCCTGGAGGGCTCCTACAACATCGCAGCCGGCGCCGTGAAGGGCAACACCACCGGCGTGCTGGTGGCCTCCGAGAATGTTCCGCTGCAGGGCCGCTGGCTCATCAAGACCGACGCCACCGCGGGCGCGGCGCAGCTGCAGTTCCGCACCGAGGTCGCCGCGTCGGCGGTGACGCTGAAGGCGGGGCTCTCCGCGCTGATCGCTCGCCGCCTCGCCTGAACGCGCCTCAGGGCCCATAATCGCGCCATTCGACGGGTCACGCCCGTCCGCTGTGTCTCCGGGCCGCCAGCAGCTCACCTTCCCCGCAACGCGGGAGACGTGAGGACTGCTGAGATGCGCAACTTCCTGCGGATCGCCACCGGCGTGAATGTCACGCCCTTGATGCTGGCGATCGCCCGCCGCCCCGAGCTCTGGACCGAGGACACCTACCTCCGGCACTACCCGCAGGGCCCCTTCGGCATGGTCGATTCGATCATGCTGCGCTTCCCCGAGAAGGTGGTGGTCAACGGCAAGAACGCCGAGAAGAAGATCGCCCTCTACAAGGCGAACAAGCTCGCGGGCTACGACCAGCACGAGTCGATCGACTACCCTGCGTACGCGTCGCTGCCCGAGGCCCGCCTGCTCGTCATGCAGGTGTTCGCGGCCGTGGCTGGCACCCGGCTGGGTCGCGTGATGATCAACCGCATCGCCCCGGGCGGCTCGATCTTCCCGCACGAGGACTCGCCCGAGCACGTCAGCTACTACTCGCGGTTCCACGTGGTGCTGCAGAGCGCCGAAGGCGTGAAGTTCCGCGCCGGCGACGAGACGCCGTACTGGGAGACGGGCTCCGTCTTCTGGTTCAACAACGCGCTTGAGCACGAGGTCGTCAACGACAGCCCGATCGACCGCATCCACATGGTGATCGACGCGAGGTGCCCGCGATGATCGACGCGTCGGGAACCCTCATCGCGGCGGCCATGGAGGGCGTCATGCGCCCGGGCACCTTCTACCGCGTCGAGCGCTGGAAGCACCTGCGCGCCGAGATGCTGCCGCTGCTCGTGCGCCACTGGCGCGAGGTCGCACTCAACCACGCAGACGTGCCGCTCGACATCGACGAGGCGAAGTACGCCGACCTCGACGAGAAGGGCCAGCTGCACATCGTCACGGCGCGGCGCCATGGCCTGCTCATCGGCTACCACGTGACGATCGTCGCCACGCACCTGCACTACCAGTCGACCCTGCACGGCATCACCGACGTGTACTGGGTCGCGCCCGAGTGCCGCCACGGGGTGACCGCCATGCGCCTCTTCCAGGCCGTCGAGCGCGAGCTGAAGGCGCTCGGCGTCCGCAAGCTTTTCACCGCCACCAAGCTGCATATCGACCAGGGCCCGCTCTTCGAGCGCCTGGGCTACAAACCTGTGGAGCGCGTCTATGCGAAGCTCATCTGACACCCGGCGCTGGCCGGAACGGGAGGGCCTCGCGGCCCGCATGACCACCGTCGCGGCGATCGTCGCCGGCGCCGCCATCGTGGGCGGTGTGGCGTCCTCGATGACGCAGGCCGACGCGGCCGAGGACGCGGCCTATCAGCAGAGCCAAGCTGCTCAGGCCGGCATGTCCGAGCAGATGCGGCAGTTCAACGCCACGCAGGCGCTGCTGAAGCCGTGGGTGACTTCGGGCACCGGCGCCCTGACTGCGCAGCAGAACCTCGCGGGCCTGAACGGCAACGAGGCGCAGGCGAGCGCGATCAGCGCGCTGCAGTCGTCGCCGCAGTTCACCTCGATGCTGCAGCAGGGCGAGAACTCCATCCTGCAGAACGCCTCGGCCACGGGCGGCCTGCGCGGCGGCAACACGCAGGCGGCGCTCGCGCAGTACAGCCCGGCGCTGCTCGCGGCCACGATCAACGACCAGTACAACCGCCTGGGCGGCCTGTCCTCGATGGGGCTGGGCGCCGCGACTCAGACCGGCGCGTTCGGCCAGGCCGCCACGAACAACGTCACGAACCTGCTGCAGCAGCAGGGCGCGGCGCTCGCCGGCAACGAGCTGGCGCAGGGCAAGGCGCAGGCCGGCATGTGGAACTCGGTCGCCAACGGTATCGGCTCCTACTTCGGTGGCGGAGGGAAGTTCTGATGGGCCCGATCGACTACAGCATCGACGTGGCCACGCCGTTCCAGTCGGCGATGCAGGGCTACCAGGCGGGCGCGGCGATCCGCAACGACCAGCTGCAGCAGCAACAGCAGCAGGCCGCGCTCGCTCAGCAGCAGCAGATGCAGAAGGACATCGCCGCCGTCTACAGCAACCCGAACGCGAGTGCTCGGGACTACGCCGGGCTGACCCTGAAGTACCCGGCCCTGAAGGACCAGTTCAAACAGGGCTGGGACATGATCGGCCAGGAGCAGCAGGCCGGGAAGCTGGACCTGATGTCGCGCGCCTACGCCGCACTGTCGTCGGGCCGTGCCGACATGGCCGAGAAGCTCATGCGCGACACCGCCGAGGCCATGCGCAACAGCGGCGCCAGCGAGCGCGAGGTGAAGGCTCAGGAGACCTGGGCCGACCTCATCAAGCAATCCCCGGAGCAGGCGCGCCACATCGGCGGCCTCATGCTCTCCAGCGTGATGGGCGACAAGTTCGCCACCACCTTCCAGACCGTGGGCGACCAGGGGCGCGCCGCGGACAAGGCGCCCGCCGAGCTGGCGAAGGCCGAGGCCGAGGCCCGCATCGCCGGTGTCACCGCCGAAAACGCGCCCACCGCCGCGGCGCTCACGAACGCCAACGTGCGCAGCCAGATCGCCGAGCGCGCCGACCGCCTGGCGCTCGACCGCGACAAGCTGACCAGCGACATGGAGCTGGAGCTCTACAAGCTGAAGCAGACCCAGACGAACCTCGATGGCGACGCGAAGAAGCTGCTGAATGAAGCCACGCTCGCGTCGTTGGCGGCCGACCATTCGGCCACGGCGACCATCGCTCTGGCCGACCAGTTCGACAAGCTCGGCGGCGGCAACGGCGGCCTGGGCACCACAGCAGAAGCGTGGGCGAAGCTCACCGGCACCCAGGATGCGATGAGCCGCGCCCGTGCCGAGTACACCCGGCTGCGCAACTCCCAGGCGATCAAGAATCTCCCGCAGGGCAGCGCTTCGGACGCCGACGTGAAGATGGCTCTCGAAGGCTTCCCGCCTGAGACGGCCGACTCGAAGTACCTCGCCCAGTTCCTGCGCGGCATGGGCAAGCTGCAGCAGCTCGATGCCGCGTCCCAGAAGGCCCGCGCCGAGTGGGTCAACGCGGTGGGCCACCTCGGCAAGCCGAAGTCGGACATCGAGGTTGACGGCATCAAGGTGCCGGCCGGCTCATCCTTCGTCGACTTCAGCAACCAGTTCATCCAGCGCAAGGCGGATGAGCGCGCCGCGGCGAAGGGCCTGCAGAGCGTGCAGGGCCGCAGCTACATGCGGTACGCCCAGCCCGCGGCCGCACCCGCCGCAGCGCCCGCGGCGTCGCCGCTGTCCACCGTGCTGCCGGCCACCGGGGGCCTGTGATGGCCGCCGACACCCCGAACAGCTACAAGGACCCGTTCTGGTCCGACCTGGCCGCTGGCGTCGAGCAGAAGCTGCAGCTGCCGAAGGGCCTACTGGTGGGCGTGCTCACGCGCGGCGAGCGCAGCAACGCCGACCAGGTCAGCGAGGCGGGTGCGAAGACGCCGTTCCAGATCATCGAGCCCACGCGCAAGGCGGCCATCGACAAGTGGGGCATCGACCCGTATCTGTCGCCGCAGAACGCCGCCGAGGTGGCCGGGCGCCTGCTGCAGGACTCCCTCAAGCGCAACGACGGCAACCCGGCGCTGGCCGTGGCCGAGTACCACGGCGGCACGAACCGCGCGAACTGGGGCCCGCGCACGAAGGCGTACGTCGCACGGGTGGTGGGCAGCGCGAACGCGGAGGCGCCCGCAGAGGCTCCGGCACCTGCCGCCGCCCCTCAGGCCTCCGGGAGCACCTTCCAGCGCGCCCTGGCGGCTCAGCAGGCCCCAGCGGCCTCCACCAGCATCGCCAACGTGTTCAAGGCCTACGAGAGCGGCCAGATGAGCGCGGAGGAGGCGGCCGACTTCGAGGCTGACGTGCAGGCCGGCCGCATGATGCTGCCGCGCGGCGCCGCGCTGAAGACGCCCGCGGCCGCGCAGACGGCGCAGTCGCAGGCCTTCGAGCTGCCTCAGGCCGTGGCCGACGCCTACCGCCTCGGCAAGATGCCGCAGGACGAGCGCGCCGAGCTGGACCGAGATCTCGCCGCGGGCCTCGTGAAGTGGCCCGGGGGCACGGAGCAGCCCCAGGGCGTCGCGCTGCCGGCCGCCGTGCCCGCGGGAACCCAGACGCCGGCCGCCACCGCGCCGATGGTTCCGAACACGCCCACGGGCGTCATCGACAACATCATCGGCGCCGGCGAGACGGGGCTGACGCTTGCCACCGGAGCCGTGGGCGGCACGCTGGGCACGATCGGCGGCGCGGCCGGTGCCGGCGCGGCCGCAGTCCTCAACGGCGACTTCGGCACGAAGCAGGCCGCCGACATGATCGAGCAGGCTGCGGCCGCGGGTGGCCAGGCCCTCACGTACCAGCCGCGCACCGCGGCGGGCCAGCAGCAGGCCCAGGTGGTTGGCGAGGTGATGCAGAACGCCATTCCCCTGACGGGCCTCACTGGCGAGCTGCAGGCGCTGTCGACCGCCGCGCGGCCCGTCACCCAGGCGCCGCGTGCAGCCGCCGCCCGGGTGGGCCAGCAGGTGGCCGAAGCCGTGCCCGCGCCGGTGGCGACTGCTGCGCAGCAGGCCGCAGCGGTGGTGGCCGCCCCAATCTCGTCCGTCACCGGCCGCGTGCGCAAGGCCCTGGCTCCCCGCGCCGAGCGTACGCCCACCCCGGGCACGGGCGGCAGCGCCGGCGCCGCGGGCACCGACGTCGCGACGATGCGCCGCGCGAACGCGCAGGACCTGCCGGTCCCCATGGACCTGACCGAGGGCATGGCGACCCGCGACTACGCCCAGCAGCAGTTCGAGCGCGAGACCGCGAAGAACCCGACGCTCGGTGCGCCGCTCCGCGAGCGAACGATGGACCTGAACGAGTCGCTGCTCCAGAACATGGAGCACTTCATCGACCACACCGGCGCCCGCGCGCCCGACCTGCGCGCCGTGGGAGCCACCGTCGACGAGGCGCTCGTCAAGCAGTACCGGGCCGACAAGGCGAAGGTCACGACCGCGTACAAGGCGGCGCGCAGCTCGGAAGAGGCGGCGGCCGCGGTCGACCAGGCCGCGCCGGTGACCATCGGCGAGGGCGAGATGGCGATGACCACGACGCCCATCGGATTCCTCAACGACCAGCCCACGGGCCTGCCCAGCACCGGCGTGGCCGACTCGGCGCGGCAGTTCGCGGTGAAGCTCGGCCTCGCCGAGATGCAGGACGGCCAGCTCGTGCCCAAGCCCGCAACGGTCGGCAAGCTCGAGGAGTGGCGCAAGGCCATCGGCGAGTCGGCCGGCTACGAGCCCACCGACATCCGCACGGCCACGGTCATGAAGAAGCTGATCGACGGCCAGACCGAGCCCGTGGCCGGGCCGCTCTTCCGCCAGGCGCGCGCCATGCGCCAGCGCCTCGCCCAGAACTACGAGGACCGGGCGGTCATCAACAAGCTGCTGACGAACAAGCGCGGCACGGCCGACCGCGCCGTGGCCCTCGAGGACGTCTTCAGCCACGCGGTGCTCGACGGCTCGCTCGACGACGTGCGCAACGTGCGCCGGGTGCTGCAGCGCGGCGGCGAGGACGGCCAGCAGGCCTGGAAGGAACTGCAGGGCGCGACCCTCGGCTACATCCGCGACGAGATGACGAAGAACGTGGCGCGCGACAGCCGCGGCAACCAGGTCGTCAGCGCCGCGGCGATGAAGAAGGCCGTCAACAAGCTCGACGTCGACGGCAAGCTCGACTTCGTCTTCGGCAAGAAGGGTGCCGAGCAGCTGCGCGTGCTCAACGAAGTCGCCCAGGACGTGCTGGTCGCGCCGCCTGGCGCCGTGAACACCTCCAACACCGCGAGCGTGATCCTCGCGGCCCTCGACATGGGCATGAGCGGCGCCCTCGGCGCCCCGCTGCCCATCGCCTCTGGCCTGCGGCTGCTGTCGAACCACATCAAGGACCAGCGGCTCGCCAAGCGCGTGCAGGCCGCCCTCGGCGCGCAAGAGGCGCGCGAGTCGACCAAGTTCTGACCCCACACCCCCCGAGACGACGACCATGACCTCACTCGCCGTACTGAACCCGCACCCGTTCTGGCCCGACACGGACGGCAACCCGCTCGACGACGGGCGCGTCTACTTCGGGACGCCCGGGGCTGATCCGATGATTTCGCCGAAGGAGGCGTACTGGGAGGCGCCCGGTGGCGGGGCGTCGAACAACCCCGTGGCGCAGCCGGCTCGCACCCTGAACGGCTTCATCGTGCGCGGCAACCGGCCGACGCTCGTCTACATCGATGGCAACTTCTCGCTGCTGGTCGTCAACCGGCGCGGCGAGCGGGTCTTCTTCGCCAAGAACTCCGCCGACTTCGGCAACGCGGCCGCCGTGCTGGCTCAGGTCGTGGCCTCGCTCGCCGGGGAGGGAGGCTCCAGCCAAATCGGCTTCACGCAGGTCGACGGCATCCTCACCACGGTGCAGAAGAAGCTGCGCGAGAACCCCTCGGCGGCCGACTACGGCGCCACAGGCGGCAACGTCGGGGTCGACAGCGCAGCGATCGTCGCCGGCGCGACGGTCTCCGCGGGCCTGAACGGGACACGGCGCCTCTACATCAACCCCTTCGTCGCCACGAGCATCAATCTGAGCGCGTTGGGCCTGCCCGACAACGTGCTGTTCGAGGACGACCGCTACACGTACGCCGGCTGGAAGTCCTGGCACTCCGAGGGGACCGATGCACAGCTGCTGCTGCGTGCGCGCGCCACCCCGTTCGGCGAAGGGGGCGCGCTGACGCTGCAGAACCTGGACACCGGCGGCAACCGCAACAGCAGCATCGTCGCGTGGTGGGGGCCGTCGAACAACCCGACGGTCGCGTCCTTCGAGCACTGGGGCTACAACAGCCCGACGGCCGCGAGCGTCACGTTCACGGCATCGGTGGGCGGCGCCTCGAGCGGCACGCTCACCGCGCCGATTCCGAACGGCGTCTACTCATTCGCGTTCGGCAACACCGAGCAGCGCAAGGTCACGGTGACGGGTGGCACGTCGTGCGCCTGGTCGCCGGCCCTGGCCATCGGCCCGGTGACCACCGCCCAGCCGTCCATGTGGCACGCGGGCCGCGAGTGGCTGGGCCGCGGTTCACTCGACAACGGGTTCCGGGCCCGGCATCGCCTCGGCGCCGACGGCGGCATGGTGTTCAACCCCACGGGCGCCCCGCTCTCGTTCCTGGACAACCCGACCATCGGCTTCGCCCAGGAGTACATCGCCGTCTTCAACGCGCCGGTGCAGACCGGATACGGGTTCAGCGGCAAGAACCTCTTCAACATCCGTGCGCAGGCCGTCGAGTGCGCGGTCGACCACGTCATCTTCGGCGCCAACGCCGCGACGCGGTATCAGAACCTCGCGCGGGCGAACGTCTTCTCGTGGCTCTGCGACTTCCCGAGCGCGAACCAGTTCGTCCTGTACGACCACGGCATCTCCAACGACAAGATGAGCTTCGTGAGCGGAGGGGACATCACCTTCCGCGGCGGCTTCAAGCCGGTGGTCGACAACCTTTACGCGATCGGCTCGGCGACGAATCGGCCGACGGTCCTGTGGGCCGTCAGCGGCACCATCAACACCTCGGACGAGCGCGAGAAGCAGGACATCGAGGGCATCCCGGTGGAGTGGCTGGAGGCCTGGGGGACCGTTCAGTGGGTCCGGTACAAGTGGCGCGACTCAGTGGAGAAAAAGGGGGACGGCGCCCGCTGGCACGTCGGCGTGATCGCCCAGCGCGTGCGCGACGCGTTCGAGGCCCGCGGCGTTGACCCGTTCGAGATCGGCATCCTCTGCTACGACGAGTGGGACGAGATCGTGACGGAGAACACGGAGCAGGTCACCCAGCACCCGCCCGAGGTGATCTTCCACCCGGAGGTCGTCGAGTACAGCGACATCCTCGGGCCCGACGGCAGTCCGATCGTCACTCGTCACGAGGCGGCGTGGGTCGAAGAGACGAAGCCGGGGTGGACCGAGGTCATCGTGCCCGCGCGACGGGAAGTCATGCCGGCCGGCAATCGCTACGGCATCCGGTACGAGCAGGCGCTGGCGATGGAGTGCGCGTTCCTGCGCTGGAAAGCGGGCGTGTGAGGGCAGGGCATGGCTGACTTGACCACCTCCACGAGTCTCGCCGCGACGGGCGCGGGTGCGGCGCTGCTGACCGCCCTGGGCCTGGAGCCCGGCCCGCTGTTCTGGTCCCTGGTGGGCGCCACGCTCGGGCTCACCTTCGCCGCCGCGATGTCCCGGCCCCGGGCCGTCGTGGTGTTCGCTGCCGTCGTTCTGTCCTGCTCGCTGTTCGGCGCGTGGCTGGCGCAGCGGTACTTCGGGGGCGAGCAGCTGTCGCGCAACGCGATGGCGTGCGGGCTCGCCATGTTCTTCCACCCGCTGGTCAGCCTGGCGCTGACCAAGCTACCGGCCCTCTGGGATGCAATCGTGATTCGGTGGGTCGGCCCTGGAGCCGAGAAGCCATGAACGCTGCCGCATTCCTCGTGTCCGTGCTGGTCCTGCTCCTGGCCTGGGACCGCCAGCGCTCCATCAACTGGAGGACTGCCCGGGCCTACGCGAACGTGCAGCTGCTGCTGCTCGCGGCGGTGGGCCTGTGGGGGATCTGGGGGGCGTGCACGGGCGACGTTCCCACGCTGCTGTGGATCCTGCTGGGCGGCTCGGCCCTGTGGCTCCTGTGGACCCTGCACCACTGGACGCGCGGCGTCCCCCGGCACATCCAGACCCGTCCCGCCGATCTCGGCCCACCCGAACTGGAACGCTTCAAATGAAGATGCACCTCGAGCGCCTGCAGCGCGACCCGGACGTGACCATCGGCGCTCTCTCCGTCGATGGCGATTTCGAGTGCTGGGTCTGCGAGGACACCGTGCGCACCGGTCCGAAGGTCCATGGACAGACCGCCATCCCGGCTGGTACATACGAGGTCGACGTCACCATGTCGGCCCGGTTCAAGAAGCCGCTGCCGCTGCTGCTGAACGTGCCGGGGTTCTCGGGCATTCGCATCCACCCGGGCAACACCGCGGCTGACACCGAGGGGTGCCTGCTGCCCGGGCTGGACCGCCTGGCCAAGTCCGTCGGCCGCTCCCGCCTCGCCTTCGACGCCCTGTTCACGAAGATCAAGGACGCGAAGGCCAAGGGTGAGCGCGTGACGATCGAGGTCGCATGAATCCCTGGGTCATCCTCTGCTGGGTCGGGAGCCTCGCCTACGCCGCCTTCATGGGGTACGGCTGGGGCCAGGACGCCGAGATCGCCGACCAGTCCCGCGTGACCGCCGCGGTGGCCGCCGCCGGCCAGGAAGCCGCCAACGCCGCGGCCGGCCAGATCGCGAAGATCACCGTCAAGAACACCACCATCCGGCAGACGCTGGAGAAGGAAGTCCATGAACGTCCGGTCTACCGCGACTGCGTCGCTGATCCTGCTGCTCGCCGCCTGCTCAACGACACCATCGGCGCCGCCCCCGCCGGCTCAGCCCCTGGTGACGGCGGCGTGCCCGCCGCTGGCCCCGCTCGCTGACGACACGTTCGGGGCGTGGGTGCTGTGGGCCCAGTACGCCGGCGGCCAGTACAAGGTGTGCCGCGCGGCCTGCGTCAGGGAGTAGGGCTACCAGCGTCCGAGCTGGGCGCCGGCCGATGGCTCGGGAGGGCCGTCGATCGGGTAGCAGGCCCAGGCCTGCGGGTTGCCCTTGATGGACCGGAGGTAGTCGATCGGCTGGTTGCCGTAGATCAGGACGTAGCCTCGGAAGATCCTCTTCACGATCGCGCTGTTCAACGGCGTCAGGATGTGTTCCCGGCCCGGGTCGCTTCCCCGGTGGAGGTAGGCCCCGCCGTTGTAGAAGGCCAGGTTGCCACGGTGGCGCGGAGCCACGCGAATCTCTTCCGCCGTGAGCTTCACCCCCTTGGCGCGCAGCTGGATCACCTCTACAAGCAT